CTACCCCCGGCACATTAGCACCAGCTCCACGCCTCGGCTGTTGGTGTCGATCACGCTCTCGATCTCGTACTGCTTGCCCTCATGCGTCACCTTGAGATCAGGCGTCACCCCTGGCCTGTAGCGCATGGTGATGCGCGTGGTCACCTCGGACTGAGCGGCCATTGCTGCCAGGTACTCCCGGCCCTTGAGCGGCTGCACGCTGGCCCACACGGTGCCCACGGCCACCAGCTCGTCGGGTAGCGGCGCTCCCCAGTCGTCAACGCCTCCAGACAGGCGCCACAGCGTCACGCGCTGGTCGAGCTTCCCGGCCTGCATCACAGCACCTGCACGCGGTACGGGTTCAGCAGGCGCTCAAACGTCGGGTTCTTGGACAGCGGGCGCTCCACCAGGGCTTCCCGGTTTGAATAGAGATCACCCACCAGCAGCAGGCAGGCGGCCTTCACAGGAGCGGGTGCGGTGGCATCCAGTGGCTCGGGCGCGTTGATGTAGTCGCCCACCGATGCCACGGCGGCGTCAATCATGGCGGCCAGCAGAGAATCTTCCTCGGCGTGGTCAATGCGGCAGTGCAGTTTCACTTCGGGCAGGGTCAGCATTTGAATCTTTCAAATGATTTGAAAAAGGGGTGCCAGCGCCGCAAGTGAAAGGGACAGGGCCACAGGCGCATCAGAGAATCACTCACCTTTGCATCTATGCCGTGAAGTCTTGCTCGCTGGCTGTCGGGGTTTTGCTGTCAGCGCGGCACTCACCGACTAATCCGCGTCCGGGCATTGCCTTGCGGCCCCTCCCGGCAAGGGTGAAATTCAAACGAACATGAAACCGTCTCCCGCGTAGGCCGTAGAGGCTTCGGCACGGCTCGCCGCACCCATGGCTTGGGCCAGGGCCTGCATGCCGTCAATCCGGCCCGTAGCGCGTGATTTGTCCAGCTTCCTATTCCCGGCTGGATCACGAACGGTCGTGGCGTTGGCTGCGCACCAGGTCAGCACCGGATGGCCTCCATGGGCGATACGCTGATTCAGCAATTCGGCCTCCAGGGCGTCTAGGGCACCAGCCATATCGCGGAACCCCTGGCCGTGCTCTACCAACGGCAGCTCCACGCCCAGCCGATCCAGCTCCCGGCGCAGCTCACCGATGCGCCAGCGGTCGAACGCGATGGCCTGCACGTCCAGGCCGTCGAGAATCTCCAGCATGTCGGCGGCCACATGGGCATAGTCCACGGTGGCGCCAGGCGTGGTACGGAGAAAGCCTTGCTTCACCCATGTTGGATAGGGTGCGCGGTCACGGCGGGCGCGGTCTTGCAGGCCCTGCTCAGGCGTCCAGAAGTGGCTTTGCACCTGCCACACGCCATCGTCGTCCTGGCAGATCAGCACCAGGGCGGTAAGGTCGGTACGGGCGCTCAGGTCGAGGCCAGCGAACACGGGGGCATCATTCAATGGGCACTCAGTACCCTTTGATCCGCACGCCTTCCACACATCCGGGCTTACGAACGGCGATTCGGTCGAAACTCGCTGGTTGAGAAGCAGATTACGGGCGCTGTTCTCCATGCTCGGCATGCGCTGCGCCTGCGCCATTTGCTCGCGTAGGTCGTCCAGGCTGCGGAAAATGCCCAATGCGGGATTGGCTGCTCGCCATGCGCTCTCATCCATGAGGTCGCAACCCTCGGGCGCGGCGTACAAGTGACACACGATGCGCGGATCGTCGCTGCGCTTGGCGTCGTCAATCTGCACGCTCAACCAGTCTGCCGACGATGCCGCTTGAGTCGAGATAATGATTTGCAGGGGGTTTTCATGGGCGCCCTGGCTGGTCAGCAAGGAGTCAATGAAATCATCCTGCGGGCCACGCACTTGGCCCCATTCGTCGCCAATGATTAGCAGGGGACTCGCGCCCATCGCTGTCTTGGCCTCGGCGCTCATTGCCCGGTACTCGGTATTCATGGGCAGGCCGATGATGCGTTTACCCGATGGCACGATGCGCACCAGGGGCGCCAGCTTCGGAGATTGCTGGATCATGAGACAGCACAGCCGGAACACTAGGCCAGCCTGCTCCCTGCTGAGTGCGCCAGACACTAGAACCGCGTTTTGCTTCGCTTCGGGGCCTACGACAAAAGCGGCCAGGATTGCCGCGATAAGCGCAGTTTTGCCCCCCTTACGTCCCTGGCTGAGAATGGCGCGGCGGGTGCCGTGGGGGTTGTCGAAAACGTCCACCAAAAAGCGCTTTTGAAAATCAGCCAGCACCATCGGTTTGCCCACGTCCTTCCCCTCGGGCACGCACAGATAGCCTTCTATGAATCGGATGATGCGGGCGGCGCGGGTCATACGGCGCGCAGGCGGGGGATCAGCTCGTCGCCATCGTCCTGGCGGGCTTCACGCTCGGCAGTGGCGGCGTTCACCAGATTCGCTGCGCGGCCTGCGGTGGCCGTCACATGCACCGACAGCGAACGGGCCAGGGCCAGGGCAAGGCGGGTCAGCTTTGCATGCTCGTCGCCGCCGATTTCCGCTGTCTGCAATGCCTGCTGTACGCGAGCCATGTTCGCCGCCGTCACAAGATCCGATTCCGTCCATGTGTCGCGTGCGCGGCTGGTCACAATCGCGTCCCAAAAGGGTTTGCAGGCGTCGGGCAGGGTCACATAGCTGGGCGGCTCAATAGGCCCTTGTGCGGCGTTCTGGTGCGCTTGGACGGCTGCTTTGGCGCTGTCGGAGCGGGTGCGGCGGGTCTTGGTCATGGTTGCCTATTTTTTAAGCACATAGCAGTAAAAGAAGGGGAACCGGTCGGTGTTGCGGCCTCAGTCGCTGGTGATTTCTGATTCCAGTGATGCGCCGGGTTAATCGGGTTGCCCTGCTCATCGCAACCCATGCGCGCAGGCCTGCCGTACAGGTCGGCCATCGTCTTAATGCTGTGGCAGGGCTTGCATGTGCTGACAAGGTTCTCCCGGCTGTTGTCGGCTGGGTCGTTGTTCTTGTGGTCAACCTCAGTCGCTGGCGTTACCGTCCCTGGCGGGCAGTACTGGCACAGCGGCTGCTCGGCCAGGACGCGGCGGCGCAGCTTCCTCCAGGCGTCCGAGTTGAGCGGCAGCACTCGCCCGTTGTTGGCTTTCGTCCAACGCTTCGGGGGTTGATAGGGCCAGGTGCGCTCGGTGCTCATTGCTTGCTCGGGTAGGGCAGCGGTGCCCCAATCGGATTTGAAATCTGAGTGGGCGGCGCATCGTCTATGCCCTCGATGGCGGGCAGGTTCTCCAGCTTGCGCACCTCGGAGCGTTTCAGCCATCCATCATTCACGCCGGCGGAATAGAAGGCGCTGCGGCTTGCATGGTCGCCTCGGAGCATCCCCTCGGCGCTGTGCTCGGGGTAGTAGATGCGGCGGCCTGCGGGCGTCAGTAGCTGGCGCGAGATTGCGCCCTCCCATGCGGCCATGTGGCGGCCCAGGGTATGCACCACGAACCAGCGCGCCATCTCGGTGCTGTTGCTGTACGTCGAGTGCGACAAGTCACCGATCAGCGTCGGCGGAATCTTGAATATCCGCGCCACTTCCTCTACGCTGAACCGGCGCGATGCAACCCATTCGCTATCTGCATTGGAGAGCGTGATAGGCGTGAACGTGGCGCCCTCATCCAATACCGGCACCTTGCCCGCATTCGGGCCGCCTGCATATTGCGTTGCCCACGATGCGGCGATGGCGGTGCGCTGCTCAGGCCTCAAGCGTCCGGGCATAGACAGGATGCCACTAGCTCGGGTGCCGTTGTCCCATACGCTTTGCCCGTGTTGCGCTTCGGACTGCGCCAGTTGCAACACAGCTCGCGCCGCTTGAATCGGACTCACGCCCATGAGCGGATCATTCCCGGCGCGGTGGCGCAGGTGAAACACCTCATCGGGCAGCAGGGTTTCACGCTTGCCGTCGCGGTCGGTGTAGCCATAGCCTGCGATACGGTCGCCCTTGCGGAACACCTCTACGCGGTCGGGTTGCAGCGGGTCGAGGCTTCTTACCTGGCCGTCATAGCCTCGCGTGATTCGGCTGTATGCATTGCCGCGCAGCAGCATGGATGCCGTCATCCATTCCCTAAATTCAACGCTGCTTTGCTGGTCGTTGGGGGCATGGTGCAAGACAGCGTGCAAGGGGTGCTCTATGGCCTTCACGCGGTCGTCACCGTCACGGCGATACAGGTGCAGGGGCAAACTGCCGATAGCCTCGGAGATTGCCGATACTGCGGCGTAGCAGGCGGCCACGGATTGCGCGGTGTCGGGGTTCACCGTACTAGCCGACAGCGGTACAGGCCAGCCATTCATGCCCAGGGTCGAGCGCTTTTCCAGGCCGATGGCGGACAGGGCGCGGGTGATGATGTTCTTCATCGGCAAGTCTCCAGCCACAGAATGCGGGTGTCTTTCTGCTCCCAAAAGCTCGGCCTGTTGCGCAGGCTTACCGAAGTGCTTTGGTAGGCGGGCCAGCTTTGCACCACGCTGATTTCGTGCAGCTCGATCTCGCGCAGCTCGCGTGTGTTGCCGTCCCAGGCCTCATCGGTGGCGACAAAGCCAAACGACATGCCGCCCAGGTCGCCACGCTCGGCAAGAGCGATAACGTCACGCGCTGCGGCGGTGTCTGGCAGGCTCAATTCAAACCGCAGGCCCTTGGCATCCTCGGACAGCTTCAAAGACCCTGAACGGGTACGCCCCAGCAGAACATCAGGACGATGATCTAGCAGGGCCAAAACGTCCCTCCCACTTGCCAGCGACTTGGTGAATGCACCAGGCGCGATGCGCTCGGTAAATCCGCCGATGGCCGTTGGGTCGTTGTAGCTTGCGGCGTACCCGCTCAAGGTGCGGCCACTGGCAGTAACGCCAGCAGCAGCACCCCGGCGCTCAATGTCCGGGGTGCTCATGGTTTACAGCGCCACGTCGGATGCCACCACAAACGCCTCGGGATGCCGCACGGCAACATCAACCGTGCTCATGGCGCGCACCAGCACATTGCCCTTGCTGTAAGCGGTTTCACTGTAAGGGTTGACCAACAGGTCGATCTCGCTCCAGATTCCGAGCATGGCTTGCGACCAGTCCCCGGCGATCAGGTGGCCGGTGTTAGGCGTGGCGACTTTTTCGGGCACGTTGTTGCTGAAATAGGCGGGCAGGTCAGCCACGCGCCCGTTTTCCATCAAGTACCCGGCAATGCCTGCTGCCTTCAAGGTGCCTTGCAGCTTGGCTTTCACCTTCATGCTGGCGACGATGTTCGCGGCGCTGGCGTTGCTGATGTCCAGCTTTTGCAGCATGGCGAGGATGTTTTGCCAGCTCAAGGTCGCCAAATTTGCCGTTTGCACGCCCACCGTGGACAGCACGCCCACCGGCTCATTGGCGCCGCCGCCCTTAATCAAGGCCGAATCAATCGCCTGCGCCAGCAGGGCGGACAGGTCAGAACGAACGAGCTGCTCAATGTCGGGGGAGCTTTGTTGCAAGAGCTGGCGGCTCATTTCCTGAATGCCGCCCGCGTGCTTCGGCGCCATGGTCACACTGTCGAACGTCATATCGCCCGTGGGCAGCGCGGCATTCTCGGCAACCCATCCCGTAGTGCCGCCCGTGGCGTGCTTCGGAATGCTCAGATTGCCAGACAGGCCAGACAGCACACGCACGCCCAGGCGACGGGCCAGCAGCGAATTGCGGAACGGCTCGATATACATGTCCGGGCGGTGTGTCGTGGGGACGATCTCGGGCGCGGTGCTGGTGGTGTTGACGGCGCGAGACTCCAGCGCGGACAGCGGCACAAACACGCCCTGCGCCTTGCGGCCCGTGCGTCGCTCGGTTTCCTGCGCAAACTCAGCAGCGGCGCCGCTCAGGCTGCGGCCTTCCATTTGAGCGCGCATCACCTCCACCACGGACACGCGAGATTCCATGTCTGCCTGGCTCTTGTGAACCGGGGTGCCCTCCACGCTGCGGCGCTCCCAGGCCTCCACCAGCTCGGCGCGCTGCTCTTGCTGCTCCAGGTCTTGAATTTGGCTCTTAAGGCCGTCGAAGGCTTTTTGAGCCTCGGGCGTCAGGTTTCCACCGTTGGTGGAAGCCAGCAGGCTACGGGCTTCGGCCACCTTGGCGGCGCGTGCTTCGCGGATTTCGTGCAGTTGCATGTGGGTCTTTCTTTGCAAAGAAGGGTTGATAAATTCCACGTTGCAGAAACACACTCCCACATTATGGAATGTGCCTATTATCACATTTCGCCATGTGAAATCAATAGATGAGCGTAAAAAACCCGCTCGGGGCGGGTGGGGGGGTTTTGAGGGGGGTTTACCGTGCCAGCACGATAGATGTGCAGCGGTCGCTCAACGTCCGCTCACCGTCCGTTCACCGCCACGCGTCGTCACGCGTCACTGACGCGTCAAACCCATGGGTTAGCGTTGGGTTCGCCATGGGTTCCGCAACGGTTGCGCACGGTGCCAGCACAGTGCAAGCCCCTTGCTAGGCCCTTGCTAGTAGCAGGCGGCCGGCATGCCGTGGCGTCGCATGGCGTTGCATGCCGTTGCATCGGTTCTTGATGCCGTGGCAATGCCGGGTGCTCGTCGTGGCAGTCGTGGGCCGCCCGTGGTTTTCCTGCCCTCAACATGCTCCACCATCTGCACACATGCCACCTCTATGGGTGGCAACATGCATAGGTGTTCAGAATCTGAAGCAGGGCAACAAAGTGTTTCCGACATGGTGAAAACGCTGGAAACCTAGGCTGCATGCGGGTTAGCGGCCTTTTTAGCCCTACTCGCCTGCTTCAGTTTTTGAACAAGTGAAACGGCAACTGCTTCAGAATCTGAATCGTTAAATCGGCTCAACGCTTCAGAATCTGAATCGGTACGCTTCAATTTCTGAAGGCCTGATTTGTTTTTGTCGGGCTGGCGTTTTGCATCGGCATGCGCTTTCTTGATGGCGCCCTTCACCTCGGCCAGCTTTTCAAAGCGTTTCCAATCATCAGTGGCTTGGCAGGCTTTCACGCCCACCTTGGGCTGCTCATAGACGGCTTCGTCTGTGAAACGGTATAGGCTGCACACCTGTCGCCCGTAGGCGATGCCGCCCTGGCGCGTGACAGCGATCAGGCCCACCGTTTGCAGCTCGCGCAGGGCCTTGGCCAGCGTGGCGCTGGTGGTGATGCCGTAGTGCTTCATATCGCCCAGGGCAGCGGATATGTTGCCGTTATTGGTGGACTGCAATCGGCGGCGCATGGCGATATAGACGGACTGGCTAGAGTAGGACAGCGCCCGCCATGCAAGGCTGTCGATCAGCGTCCAGTACAGGCGCACATGCCCGCCTCGGGGGTCTGAAGGCTTCTTGTGCGCCATCTAGCCTCCCAGCATCTTGACCATGCGGGCCAGGTGCGCCCGTTCGCTGGCCTCGGCCACCTTGGCGACGTGCAAGGCGTTCTCGGGCAACAAAACCTCCACATTGGCGCGCAGGATGGAGCGCAGGACGTGCGCAGGCATGGCCTCGGCTTCCACGGTGTATTCGATATGCTGGCTGCGCTTGTCGCCCTCCTTGCGCGGTTTGGTGGGCAAGTCGAACTCCTGCACCTGCTCATCGTTGATGGCGATGCGCCGGAAATCCATAGGAATATCTGCCCGCAGATGGGTGCGCAATTCCCGCTCCAAGGCGCGGTCGATCAGCACCCCGGCGGGGTCGTAGTCGCCCACGTAGAGCACGATCAGCGGGCGCGTGTCATCGTCGCCGTTATGTTCCTCGGCAGCAGCATGGGCAAAGCTCAGGCTGGCGAACCCCCCACAGGGGTACAGACTGACGGCCAGCTCCTCGCATGTGTCGGTCAGCACCGAAGCAATAGAACGAGACTCGGCCCAGACTTCACAGCGGTAATCGGCATCACGCCACAGGTCAGCACGGTAGTTTCCGGCCATGCGGCGGATGAAGTCGCCAGCGCCCGAGAACGTGTAGGTGAAATATCCCCTGCGGCTCATGTCCGCGATCCAGTGGTACGGGATGCGGCCCGAGCGGCGCAGTTTGACGCAGCGGTCTTGAACGTGCCGATAACCCCGGTCGGATTTCTCCACCGGCTCAGGCAAGCGCGGATCGGTCATGCGGTAGAACACATGGCGCACCGACTGCGGATGATCTTCTTTCAGGACGGCGATGATCTGCGCATCAAGCTGCTCTAGGCGCTCTTTGGTTCGGCGCTCGCGTTTTAACGTGCTGGCACGATAAACCGCACTCACAGGCCCACCTCCGGCTCGGCTACCAGCGTGTAGAGCGCCACACGCGCATGGTGATAGCCGTCACGATCCACGATCACCACGGGGTCTGTGGTAATGCTGTAGCCGAATTTGTCGCGCAGTTCCTTGATGCGTGCCGGGGCTTGGTAAATGCCCAGGCGGCGCAGGTCGTAGGACGTTTGGGGACGCAGGCGCAGGGCCTCAATAATGCGCTTGTATTGCTCGCGGGTCGCGGTGGATTTAGACATTACAGCGCCTCCTTTGCGGAAACGCTGCTGCGCTCGCGGGTAATGCTCTCCAGATACTTCGCTACTGCCTTGCGCGGGTACAGGTAGCGATTGCCCAGCAGGATATAGGCCGGGCCCTGGCCACGCTTGCGCCAGGCTTCTACGGTGCTTTGGGACAGCTTGCCCAAAAGCATGATGTCTGTCTCTGTCAGACAGTCCAGCTTATCCGCGATATTGCGCAGGCGATCTAGCTGGTTCTCGGTGGCTTGCTGAATGACGGTTTCCATTTACCCATTACCTTTCTGGCGTAACGCCTAAGTGGTTGATGGGTGAATGGTGCTTTTCTGCCCTCCGGTTGTAATTGCAATTGCAGTAAGGCGGGCTGCAATTGCAGTTGTTCAACTCCCCCTTAGGCTGCGCTTCGCCTCTGGGAATTTGCGATTTAGATTGCTCTCGCTTATGCCGTGCTTGTCATCATAGTTGGCCACCAATTCTCGTATGATGGCAGCATCATCTTCTCTTCCAGGTCGAGGATTTTTCAGCATTTCAAGCATTGCGCCAATAATATTCATTAGCGCCCTGCGTTCATTGGTTCCAAGTGGTTTCTCAACTGCTGGTGTTGGAGTTTGCTCTGCTTTATCTTCAATAAATTCGCTGACAGCCTCGAACTCATCTATATCATCCATCATGAATATGCCGAAGGTTTCAAGGTCGGTCATTGTTATTGGTTCGTTCAACTTAAACCAAGTATCGAAACCAGGATAATATCCAACATGCGGCTCTCCAGGTGACTTATCGGAGTTAGCCCAGAAGAATCGATAGTGATATGCGCTATCGCGTTGTACTCTTTGTAAAAAAATAGGGTAGGACGGTCTTAGCTCAACCCATCCCTGATCCTCAATCACAGGTTCAAGGCTGTAGAAGGTGTGGTCACCCCGCTCGTTTTCCTCCCAGCTGTAAACAGATAGGCTTTCGGATGTAATAACCGCAGGAACGATTTTTCCCTCGCCAATAAGATAATGAAGATCTTCTGGTGAAATTGACCACCGTTGGCACAGTTCTTTGAAATTGATGTAATTCTTTTTAATTACTATTGCCATAAATGCGCCCCAAGCATTCCTCCCTGATAAGGTGCCAGCCCAGCCCGTCAGGGAAACGGGTTTTCGGGGATCAGCCTAGGGCTGGCGAATGGGGTTAGGCCAGCGACTTGATAAGCATGCGCTGTCGCTGGAGCACATAGGCGAGCCCCTGGGCGGCTTCAGTTTCCAGCCAATCGGCATTGCCGTAGGCGATGTTGTGAAGCTTTAACAGCTCATGCAGTTTGGAGGATGGCCGCGCACACATGGTGATTTCATCAACCAAGTCCCTGGCTTTGGTTACCCAATCCACCAAGTCGCCCAGGGCGGCGGCTTCCGATACAGCCATCTCGCGGTCAATGTGATTTACAGTCTCAGTAGCCATTGTCAAAGCTCCTTTTTGATGATGGTCAGACAGCCTCGGCGCTCTCTTCGCCCTGGCTGTCGCCTTGTTGCCCTGCATGATCCGGCGCAGGGCTTGCCGGTTTCTTGATTGCGTCGTGCACGTCCGATGGCTTGATGGCCGTATAGCGGCGTAGCATGGCCCATGTCTTATGCCCGGTCAGCAGCGCCACGCGGGGAATATCCAGGCCCATGCGGAAAAACTGTGCGGTTGCGCGGTGCCGCAGGTCGTGGAAGTGCAAGTCATCTATGCCCAGCTCAGTGCAGGCCCGTGTGAACGATGCCGACACGCTGCGCCCGTCGTAGGGGAACAGAAAGCCTGTTTTGCGCTCTTGGATGATGGGCTCCACGATGGCCCAGGCGTCGGGCAGTAGCGGGACGGTTTGATCGTTGCCGAGCTTCTGGCGCGGGTCTTTGCGGTCGCGGATCACCACAGTCTTGGCCTGCTGGTCTATGTCCTCGATTTCCAGGCGCGTGATTTCGCCCTGTCGCATGCCTGTGGCGAGGGCAAATTGGCAAATCGTCTGCATGGGGAGCTGCTGGCGCTTCATCGTCGCCCACAGGCCATAGATGCGGCTCAGTTCTTCGTCGGTAGGCTCCCGGTCGCGCTCCTTGCTGCGGGTCTTAAGGCCACGATGCTGGAGACTGGCGCGGGCGTCCAAGGCCAGGCGGTCGTTAATATCGAGCTGGCGGGCGTGGCGCCCCCACTTGAGGACTGCCGACAGAAAGGACAGGTCAGCGGCTATCGTCACGCCCCCTGCCCCGTCATCCTGGCGGCGGTCGATGAAGTCGCGCAGCACTACGGCGTTGAGGTTGGCCAGCTTCACCTTGCCCAGCTCGCGCCCCAGCATCAGCAGCGTGGCCTCCTTGGTCTTGCCTGCCCGCTGCGCCGCTGTCTCGCGGTACTTGTCGATCAGGTCGCCCAGCGTGGCGCCCTTCGGGACTGGCGCATATCCGCCGGTCGCTATGTGGTTGAGCTGCGCCTCCACTTGGGTGGCCCAGTCCTTGGCCTCGCGCTTGGTGGCAAAGCTCGCTGCGCGGTACAGGCCAGCCTTGCGAATCTGTGCGCGCCACTTGCCGGACGGGAGTTGAGAAAATGTCGCCAT